CTTTGTAACAACGCAGAATCTCAACCTCCTCTTCTCATTACTTTTACATACGCCGACAATCAGCGAGACCTTAAAATCGGATACAAAGACTTCCATGCTTGTATCAGAGCTATGCGCCGTGCCTACGGGGATGTATTCCGGTATATCGCAGTCCCAGAGTTCCAAAAGCGTGGAGCAGTTCATTTCCACGCTTTGTTCTGGGGGTTACCCGAAAGTTTATGTGCAAAGGAGCGCAGTACCCGCATGGTTGCCTCTTTATGGAAACGAGGATTCGTGGATGTCTTCTTGACGGATGGGTCTGACAAGCTCTCTGGGTATCTCGCAAAATATATGTCGAAGTCTTATGCTGATTTCCGTCTCCGTAATTTTAAGGCGTATAGGTGCTCTCGCAATGTCAAGAAGCCGGTTGTGGAGAGCGGGTTGGCGGGGACGATGTATCTTTCTCATGTCTATGGTATAGGTGTGGATAACCCTCCTTGCAGAGATGTTTCTTTTGAGACACAATGGATGGGCAAGGGTCGATTTCGCCTTTATCAAATTAGTAAAAAAGAATTATGAAACAAAAAATCACCATTCTTGAGTACAACCACGGAGTAGGCAAGACCGGCTCGCCGTGGGTCTCCGTGCTCGCTCGTGTCAATGACCGTGTTATTGACCTCCGTTGCGACCCGAAGATAGGCGACTTGTCTAAGCTCGTTGACCAAGAGGTCGAGGGCACATTCGAGCTTGTCTCGTATGGCAAGGACAAGTCCGCAGTTATCCGACTGGCATCTGTCGAATAGCCCTGCTTTTCTGCCTCTTATATCGAGGGGGCAGGAAAAGCTGGATTATTAACAGCTTAATTTTATAAAAAACATGAAGATATTTGCCGGCACTACTTCTTTTCTCGGAGGCGGAAACACTTTTCGCCGAGCTAGACATATTACTTCGCAGATGAAGTTTTTTTCCAAAGCGAAGCCTGTTCGTAAAGGTCGATTCCTTGCGTGGCCGTCTAAAAAGAGATGATGACCGCTTGGACATGTGTATCTGGGGATGCTTCCTCGACTTCCTGCACTGTAACTGCGACCTCTACCGCTCCTGTCGCTCTTGATTCATCCTCTACTCAAGCTCTCTATGGAGAGCTTGGCAATATTCAATTCGGCGTTGCGCTCCTCGTGCTCTTTGCGACTATGATATTCGCTGGACTGCTTTGGTCTGCCGTAAAAACAAAATGATTTACACATCCTCTCTTATGCTCTTCTGGTGGGTTCTCTGGGCGGTGGGATTCGCCCTGCCGCTTCTTGCGCTATATAAAATACTTGACACTGCCGTATGCTTCTTGGCAGGCCTCTTTCACCGCACATGACACAATTCTCAATGACAACTGATGGCTTCATCCTCTACTTATCCTCTTTTGCCGCAGGCATCCTGCTCTATGTGGTGATACAATGGATACGGCACTTTTTTGACTGGTAGTTTCTGTTCGGCGGACACAATGGGTAGCTGACAATGACTACCCCGTCCGTCGAACAGAGGTTGTCAGGCCTCTAGGTCGAATTATTAGAAAATCGTAAATTAAGCAACACATCATGGACGCTACAACCACAGCCGTGTTCGCAAGTGCCGGCGTAACGCCGAGCACGCTGACCAACTTTTTGAGCACAGTGTTCAATCAGGGCATCAGTTTTATGATTTATGTCTTCGAGACTGTCTGGCCTTACCTCCTCGTCCTCGGACTGATTGGAGTCATTGTCGGTATTGCCTACGGCGCATTGCGCCTCACTCGCAGGGCATAAACCACGAAAAACACCCCTTTCGGGGCGTTAATCTCACTTCATCATTGTAAAATGAAAACTGTTGATAAACAAGTGAATACTGGGGACAACTTCCCTCTTAACCAGAATGGCGGAGGCCTTGTGCCGGAGCATCGGATGCCAAGTGCCCAAGCAGTTAAAAACAGTTGCGGAGCTTTCCTTATTGCGATTTTACTGCTGATGGGCGCGCGGAGTGCGTTTGCCGAAGACTTGCCTAACAATCCGCCGCTCGTGCCGGTAACGATATCAGGGACGACCTACCAACATGTCATTTATAATGATATAGATAACAACGGAACATATACTGTCATTTTCTATAACGGAAGCGCAGTAACGACGGATGCCGCACACGCAGGGTCGGATTGCTCATCTGGCTGTCCGACTGTAGCGAGTACCGGATATATCGGTTCTTCCTACAATGTCGCATATAGCGGAGACACCACCAAAAGCTCATATATGCTGAAAGGAACAACGAATGTTGACCAACGCTACTACTACGGCTGTCATTCTGACTTCACGAGCTGTACTTACTATGGCGGCACTGGTGGCGCAAGCGGCTGGCTCAACGGCACTCTGGGAAGCAACAAAACAACGAATATCCACAGCGATTTGGCTGTCTATGATTTCGGGCCGGCCGGAGGCGGAGGCATTGGATGTATCTTGAATTGTGCCGCTCCGAACACGAGCACACGATTTGAAGACACAACGCCGCTTAATAATGCGATTGTCTCTTCGACCACACCGGTAACGGTGGGGGCGACTGTGTATATAAATCCTGCTGACTATTCTTCCGGCATGTATCTTAATATCTCTTTTACGAATGAGACTGTTGCGGCTCTTGGCGGTTCTGCTCTTGATGCTTGGAACGCCGCATGGGGTACTGGTTCTACTGGCGGCTTTCCTGCGATTCAGATTCCTATAACCGCATCTTCTACTGACCTTTCGCTCTCAACAACGACTTCTAATTTCGTCCGTGATGGTCGAGTAACTGCTCTTTACACTGTGCAGTCTCCGAACAAGTGGTCGTCTCTCTGGTTTATTGGCTCTTTCTTCTCTGGTTCGACTGTCATATCCACAACTACTCAATTTGTGGTAGGAGAGAAAACAGATTATGATATTGCATTAGATAACGGAGGTGCAGGTTTGGCGAACACTATTCTCTTCGGAACAACGACTGCCGGCATTTCGACTTCGACTGTGCAGGCACTGACTGAAGCATGTATACCATCGCTTAATTTCAATCTGTATGGATGCCTCAAAGGTCTCATCATCCCTGATACGAATACGCTTTCTTCCGCTTTCGGTCAAGCTCGTGATGGCTTCCTCTCTTACTTTCCGTTTGGCTATGTTACTCGTTTTTACAACATCATTAGTGGGACTGCTACATCTTCTCTTCCGTCTCTCTCGGTAACTGTCCCTGCCGGCTTCCCTGCGGCCGGTGATACGCTTAATCTCACTCCGTGGGGTCATTTGATGGGTACAGGTTCATATCTCGCTACAGCGACTTCTACGGCCACTGGGCACACTTTTGAAAGCACCTTTGAGACTTACTGGGATGATTTCGTCTATTTCGTCTTTGGTGTGGGTGTCGTGCTTCGTCTGGTCGGGATGAGTAGCACTCTCACATTCGGCTTTGGTGGAAAAAAGGAACAGCAGGCTGTACAAAATAAGAAAACAAAACGATGATAATTTCAATCTTACTAGGTGTGGTGATACAGATTCTTAATGGGTTCTTTTTTCTGATATCTTTTGGCCAGAAGATAACCGCAATTCCTCTTGTTGATTCGTATCTTGTTACCGGTTTCGGGTGGTGGAACAGTTTTTTGATGGAGTTTCCGCCTCTTCAAATTGTGTGGCACATGTTTCTCTGGTATTTCGCTTTTGAGATTGCACTTCTCATTGTTAAGCTCTTCTTCGGGCATAGGGTTACATTATAAAATCTATGAAAAAATCATCATTGTTAGGTAGGCAGGTGGAGAAAGACGAGTTGGTTGGCTCTTTTGATGCGCCAGAGGGGACTATTGACCTTGTGTATGGTCGTATTCGCAACGGAAAATCTACTCATGCTGTCCGTATCATGCTTGATGCTCTCGAAAATGGCGTGCCTGTGTATTCTAATATGAATCTTGACCTTTCCGCCTTCTCGTTCGATGATAGGGATAGCTTGAAGCACACTTTTTGGAATCTCCTGCTTTTCCGCAGGCGATATTATTCATTCGATAAAACCAATTTTCACTATGTTGACGAGAAAAAATATGCAACAAAAGAAGCACTTATTGACTACCTCCTCACCCTCACTGATTGTGTCGTTGTATGGGATGAAGGGCAGTGGTTACTTGATTCATATACAGGGACGAAGTTCGCCCTCGACCTCCGTCTTTGGTTGCTTCATACCGGCCATTTTAACAGGCGAATTGTTATCGTTACTCAAAGACCTACGGCTATCCATGTTACGGCACGAGGAAATGTCAATAGGTTCTTCAAATGTAAAAAACTTGTCTCTTGGCCGGTTGTTGTCCTCCGAGTAGAGGAGTTTCAGGATATGACGAATGAGACTGTCGATGAGACTGTTTCTCCGGTCTCTAGGAGCGTCTATATTGCCAATAGGCGCACTTTCGGGGCGTTTAACACTCATTACCTGCGTGGCGGTGTTCCGAAGAGCCAAGAGGTCTATTTACAGGCCTACGACCTTTCATTCTTCGAGAGGTTGCAAGCGTTTGGCCTGCGCCTCTTTTCCGGCTTCAGACGGAAAAGGGCGCAGGACAATGTATGACTTGATAGATAGCTATCTTTAGTACCATTGTGTTTACTTCTATAACATCATGTCGTATAATAAAGCCATAATATATGGAGAGTATTTAGAGCTATACACTTATGAAAAAAATCCAAGAATTACTGGAAGAAAGAAGAGAACAGTTGAGAGCAGAGCTGATATGCCGGTTGTGGCTGATAGTGGACGAGATGTTGAGGAGGAGCAAAAGGAAAAATACATCAAAAGGCAGGGAAATATCAGACATGCTGTATCTTCTTTCAGGCGACTTGTGCTTTGTAACAACGCAGAATCTCAACCTCCTCTTCTCATTACTTTTACATACGCCGACAATCAGCGAGACCTTAAAATCGGATACAAAGACTTCCATGCTTGTATCAGAGCTATGCGCCGTG